TTTGATCGACCACGCGTGCTTCAGCACCGCGCGCCAGTCACTGACGAGCTTCATTTTGAACTCCGGAGAATGAGAAGGATTCAGCCCGTCAGTGGCGTCCTGAGATACCGCCGCCCAACGGCCTTGGATCCGTTACGGGCTGATTGCCGCCAGCGCCGTGTTAAGCAGGGTCCGGTTGGCATCCGAGATCGCGGATGTGTACCAGGCGGACGCCGCGAACTTGCCATCCCACCAGCGCGAGACGGTCTGATGCCGTCCGACAGACGGATTAAGCGTCAGATCGACGTCGGCCGTCACACCCGTCGTGACGCTGGCAGTGACCGTGCCTTCGGTTCCGTCGATCTGGGCCGAGAGGATTGGCGTCGTCCAATCCGCGCGGCCGATCATCCGGTGCCAAGCGGCGGCCGTGATCGGCACATTGGCCGTGGATTGCGTCGAACTGGTGCGACCGAACGAAGCCTTGCTCGTTCCCGAGACGCTACCGACATCAATTGTGCCGCTGGTGCCTCCAGTGGTAGCCCAGAAGGCGATTGCCTTGTTGCCGGCGACAGTATCGGGGTTGGCCAGCGCCGCTACAGTCAGACCGGCGCGGTTTCTGGCAAAGCCGAGACCATTGACCAGATCGATATAGTCGTCAGATCCATCGAAATCGGCGAAGGGATAGGCGCCACTGAGAATGATGCTCGGTTGCGCGCTCGCCGACGGCTGATAGAGATCGCGGTTGTTGCCGCTGTGATCATACATACGGACCAGGAAGGCGGTCGCGCCCGCGAGCCAAGTCGTGATGACCGATGACAAGGTGTCCGGCGCGAAGTTGAGCTCGACATTGTCCGAGCTGCGGCGCAGGCGACAGGCCGGGCCGTCATAGGTGAGCAGCATCTTGCGGAAGCTATGCAGCGCATAGGCGGGCGCAGCTGCGTTGAGGGCATCGAACGGCCGCGCGGCCGGCGCGGGGACGATGGCCTGAAAGTCGGATGGCGCCAGCGGGAATGCACTGGCGCCGGGGATGACCGAAGACAGTCTAAAGCAGAGGTTGCTCATGTGGATGCATCCAAAACGGTGATGGGAAGCTCGAAGGCCGGCGCGACATGCCAGAGCGGATAATCGGTCCCGCTGATCTTGGCAGTGCCGGCCGTCGTATCGCGCAGATTGCCGGAGGCACCGCCGAGTATGTGCAGGCCGCTGCCGAGGTAATCGAGCGCGTAACGGATCTTCGGATTGGCGCCGAGAGCCCGGTTGAGCGTGAAATTGACGCCGGCGGCGCCATCGACCGCGATGCCCGAAAGGGCGAGCGTTCCCGTGTCGTCGATCACCTTGAAGCCGTTGTTCGTCGCCGCCGCCAGATTGGTGGTGTCGATCGCGAGCGGCGTCGGCGCGCGCATGGCAAGGTGCAGCGCCGTGCCCTTGGCCGTTGCCGAGACAGGCCAGACGCAATCCGGAACGCGCTGATCGATGACGAGCTGCTTGGCCGCCCGGCCAAGTCGGCGGCCGAGGCGGAGATAGCTGATATTGTCGAGATGCGTCTGATCGCCGGCGTTGAAGGCAAGATCGTAGATTGGCGTCCCGAAATGAATGTGGCTGCTCTGCGCAACAGCGTCCATCTGTGCAAGAGCGATAGCGGCGGACGACGTCACTGCCTTGTAGCTCGTCTGGTAGATGACGAGATGAACCGCGCTTGACTGGCCGGTGATCGGTCGGATGTCGGTATTCAGGTCGCTGACGAGCTGCAGCAAGCTGGCGAGATAGGCCGCGCGCGACGTTGCATTGTCGCAATCGGTTTCGCCCTGAATCCAGCCGATGACCGGGACCGAATAGGACTTGCCTGCCGCCGTCGCGAGCGCCTTGGCGGCAGTTACATGGCCGATCAGTCGGTCATAGTAGGAAGTCCCCTTGGAAAGCTCGGCGATCGTTCGGCCGCCCTGCCCAGGCGCGGAGGAAAAGACGACGAAGTCCGAGGGAATGACGCCGTTTTCTAGCGCCGCGAGCTGCACCGCATAGTTCGCCATGCCGGAGCAGGGCGTTTCACCACGATTGCCAGTCCCGACAGCACCTTCCGCCAGGCTGTCCTCAACGAGCGGCTTCGATGCTGCCGTACCCGTTCCTACCGCGGCCTTGGGACCATCGATAAAGGTAAGATTACTGTAGGGCTGCGAAGTAGAAAGTGGCGGCTGGCCCTGCGCGCCGACCGAAAGCGACTGGCCATAAGAAATGATGCCGGTCCGGTCCGTGCGGGGAATGACGATCGACGAGCCGCCGCTGCCAAAGCTCGAGACCATCGACCCGGTGGCCACTCCCGTCGTGGTGTCGACGCCGAGCACCAAACCGTAGTTTGCGTCAACGATGATCGGCAGGACCGCAGAACTCCCGCGATAAACCAGCAGATTCTGCAACGGAGCGCCTACAGCTTCACTTGCGGCACTCTTCCAGCGCAGGTCCGTCACGATCTTGTCGAGGACTGATCCAAGCGGCAGCCCTGTGCTCTTGGAAACGCCAAGCAGCAGGCCATACGCGTCGTCAACGAAGAAGGGGATACTGTCGTCTGAGCCCGTAAAGTCGACCATGGGCGCGAGACCCCCCTCGATCGGGCTGATACGCGAATCAAGCCAAAAAAGGAGGGCATCAATTGGATTGATACGCGCATCCAGCGCGCCCTTGACGCCGAGCGACGTCACATACTGATTGTCGTCTGCTCCGATAATGACGACCTCGGCAGCCGCCTTGTTCAGTCCCACGGATACTCCGTTCGCCCGCAAAAAGCTGACGCACCTCCATGCGCCGCCGCCATGCGAGCGGAATACCGCAACGTCACCGCCCGCAGTCGTGATGTTGGCGCCCGTCGGGAGCACCAGCGTGCCAGAGTGGGTGAGGGTCAGCACACCCGTGAAGTAGACCGTCCGCTCGATACCGGCAGGCGCCGTGCCAAGCGAGGAGATCGTCGTCGTGCCGGTGATGGCTGCGAAGTCGCCGGTGGCTGCGCCGAGATCGGTAGTCGCGGCCGACGCGATATTTGCGCCAGCGACACCCGCCCGCGCGCCGGTGGCCACGTCTGTTCCCTTGTCGGCCTTGTTGGCAAAGGCCGCCAGAATCTCCGCGATCGCCGCCGCATCGCCCGTGGCGCCTTCAAGGACGTTCAACAGGGTCTCGTAGAAGGCGAGCAGATCGCGGATATCGTTCTTCAGCGGCTCGCGAACGCCGCTGACAGGATTTCCCGCCTGATCGAAATCACGGAAAACCGACGACGCGCCGCCGTGCGGATAAGTGGCCATGGTTCTCTCCGGTGAATGTCAGGTGATGGTCGTCGCGCCAGAGCCGGCTTCCGCGCTCTCGACGCCGGAGCCGTTGACCGCTGTGACCCAAAAATACCAGGTGTCGGCGGCAAGTCCGGTCAGTCTGTGGCTCTGCAGGTTCGGCGATGGCGCGCCGGGTAGATCGGACAGCAGATCGGCTGTCGCGAAATCGTCGACGTCGTTGCCATAGATGCGCGCCCCGGCATAACGAGCCGAGACCGGCGCCAACCAGAGGATATCGACCGAGCCGCCGCCGACAGGGGTTGCGGCGACGGCGGTCGGCGCATCGGGAGCGTCGGGGTCGCCGATCGCCGTTTCGGTCGAGATCGTCGACCAGTCGGTATCCGGCGCCCGCCAGCGCACGCGCACATCATATTCCGTGCCGTCCGAGACGCTCTCGGCCAATCCCGCCTGCGGCGGGTTGGCGTCACGCACCAAGGTAATGTCGCGCCAGGCACCGGCGCCATGCACCGAGATCTGCGCCTGCGCCGTCGAATAGGCCCGAAGCGGCGCATCCCAGGCGACTTCCAGAACGGGCGCCCGCACGCCGCTTGAGACGGTGCGATAGGACCGCGTCACCGTTAGGCCTTCGGGCGGGCCGATCGTCGCCGCATCATCATCGTCGGGGATCGTCGGTGCCGTTCCCTCTTCCGTTTCGGCATCGAACGCATAGGCAGCAGCGGCAAGGGAGACGACTTGCAGCGTCACAGTCATAGTCGCGGGATCAAGCGCGATATTGAGCACCTCGAATGTGTGATCGAGGCTATAGAGGGTGCCGCGGATGCGGACGAAGCGCTGATCCCAGGCCTCGAGGCCTTTGAGGTTGGTCGTGATCGAGCCCTGATAGGCGGGCAGGGCGCGGGCGGCAGCAAGCTTCATCAGCCGCCGGGCATGATTGTGATGCTCGACTTCGAACAGGCTCAGCGTCGCCGTCTTCGCCTCGCCGCTCGCTGCGATATCAGCCTCGTCGCGCCAGGGGTCGGCGTCGGCCGCCACATAGTCGGCGCCAGCGAAGGTGAACTGCGCCCGGATATCGTTCGCCTCGCTCGCCGGATCGCCGCCGGCGCGCAGCTCGTAGCCGATGATGCAGCTGTCATCGAAGATGACGGTCGGCTCGCTAAAGGCGCCCGCGTCGATGCCGACCGTGCCATCGGCAAGCAGTGTCAACCGGCCATCCATCGCCGTCAGATAGCGGCTGATGATTGAAGCAGGGTCGGCGTCCATGGAATAGGAGAGGCCGCCATTATAGCGCGGGATCGTGCTGCCGCCTTTGATCGGCACCTCTTCGTCGCAAAGATCCGCCGCGGCGGCGAGCCGGGGCATGTTGATGTAGCCAGACGCGATCTGCATCCCATCGGCACTGGTGAGATAGTCGCCAAGCAGCAGAGCGATATTCTGCGTCCATGCCGTCGTCGCGTCGCGCGGGTCATAGGCCTGGCCAAAGCGGCCGATCTGCTCAACCTGAATGATTCGGTTCGGATAGACCTTCGAGAAATTCTCGGGGTCGACATAGCCTTGCCAGATATAAGTCAGCGCTGTTCCGCGCACGCGATGATCGGATGTCCAGAGCTCCGGAAAGGTTCCGGTCAGCTCGCCGACTGCCGTCTGATCATCGGTGCCCGGACGTGTGACCACCTGAATCGTATAAAGTGGATAGGGGTTTTCCCCCGATCCGACGATGCCAGTGACGAGGCCGAGTCCGTCGAGCACGACTTCGTGGCCGTCGAGCAGGGTCCGTTCGAACGCCTCGCAGCGCCCATGCTGATTTGCGATCAGCAGATGCAGATTGCCGGCCTTTACCTCAGCAAAGAGCAGCGCCCCGCCGACACGGCGACGGCCGCGATGCACCCAGCGCGCAGGCACGTCCTGCTTGACGACGCCGGAAACATCGGATGGCGTTGGCGTCTGCGCCTTCGGGGCCAACAGCAGGCTTGCGCCGATCGCCAGCGCGGCCGTGACGCCCCAACCAATCAGGCTGGCGGCGGTCGAACCGAGAGCCGCAATCGCAGGGATTGCCGCGATGAGCCCGGCCAGCGGCCCGGCCGTTGCCGGCATCACGAGCGCCAGCCAGAACACGACTGAAATGAAGAGTGCGCGAGCCATCAGATCCTCCAGCTCGCATTGATCTCTGCAGGGGCGAACACGATCAGCCCGCGCCGGCTCTTGACCGCCCATTTGCCATCCGGCGTCATGATCGCCGGCATCTCTGTGACGACACCGCCGGAGACGACCCCGAAATCGCCGGGCGACGGAGTGTCGGTCGGAAGGGCGCCGACGCTTGTCGCGAGCCGCGTCACAAGTGCGCGCCGGCCACCCTCGCGGGCAAGCAGCGCCTCGCACGCGGGCTCATCGGCATAGGTGCCGCGCAGATGCGCTGCCGGGTCGACGCCGTGATTGACGCGCCACCAGTCGGCGATGATGAGCGAGCAGTCGCATTCACCCCAGCGGAACGGCCGCCGGGCAAGGTCTGCCAGAAAGGTGACGAGCATCAATAATCCGGGAAGGTGATGATCTTCGATTGCATGCCGAGCACCCGCTCGCAGCCCTTGTCGCCGGGGAAGCGACCCTGTTGATCGCGATCGGTGTAATAGGAATTGCGCGGCCGCCGCCGCGAGGCGAACAGAGTCTCGGCCGAGAGCGTGATCGTCCGCGTAAAGCCGTCCTCCTCCGAGACCTGCTTGACCGTAAGGCTGTACATGCGCCCCCACCAGAAGGGCACGGGACTATCGAGCACCTGCCAGGCCGCATCAAAGAACTGGAAATAGATGAAGGCGAGGCGTCCGTAATATTCGGCCCGCGCCGCCTGCGCCTCGGCGACAAAGGTCGCATCGACGCCCGAAAGCGTGAAAGTCTGTTCCGGTGCCGAGCCATTGGCCGAGGCGACGACCTCGCCGATCTGCGCCAGGTTCTGCGTGCCGATCCATGTCTCGCCGCCGGCAACGAGCGAACCGAAGCCGAGCCAATAGCGCTGCGTCCCGCTCGCGAAATCAAACCGGATGAGCGGCGCGACGCGCACCGTGCGACCGGCGAGCTGCGCCTTGACGGTCTCGCTAAAATCCATCCCACGCCTCGACCAAATCGATATCGGGATCGCCGAACCGGCCGATGCGTAGCGAAAGCTGTCCCGTGTCGGGTGAGGCAAGCCGCATCGTCGCCTTCGGCTTGCCAAATTCGACAGGGGTCCCGTATCCAGCGGCCACTCGCAGCGGTGGCAGGAAGTCGAACGTCACGCGCTGGCCGACGCCGAAGGCGCCGCCGCCGACGATGATCGCCGGGATGCTCGTCACCATGTAGAGCCGGTCATTGATCGAGAAGAACATGCCGCGCCGGATCGGCCCGGCGATCTCGACGTCGACAGTGATCGCTGTGGCGCGCAGCGCCGCATTGTCATGCAGCCATGTCCGGACCAGACTCTGCGTATAGCCGGAGCCATCGCTGAACAAGGCACCATCGGAATGCGGGATGCCGGTGATCTCCACGCCGGCATGCGCGATCGGCCGCGGCGCCTGCCGGCAATCGAACACGCCGACGACAATATCCTCGAGCCCGCCTTGCGCAGCCGTCACCAGCCAGCGCCATTCCCGCACCTGGTCGGCCGTGCGGATCGGAACGCCGGTCAGCGTCATCTGCCAGAAGCCGGCATCGGAGGCCACGACCTGCCGGAGCCCCTTGCTCGCGACAGGGCCCAAGGCGGACATCGGCATTAGATGCGGCATCACTTCCTGCGGCCGCAGGATCGACGGCCAGGCAAGCACCATCAGGACTTCCGCCAGCGGTTGGCATCATATTGCGGCAGCACAACGCGCTCGACATGCTTCGCCATCTGCGTGTTGTTCTCCTTGAGGATCGACCGCAACTGCGCCTCGCTCATATTCGAGCCGCGTGCGTCGATCTGCGAGACTGGCGCGAAGGTGAGCGAGGGGCCGCGTGCCGAGGCGCTCGCGGCAGAGGAGGCCGTGCGCCGCGCCGCCGTTATGTCGCGCGGGCCAACCAGGCCGCCATCGGCGTAGCCCCTGCGCAGCGCCTCGAGGTTACGCACCCCGAGCCGCCGCGTGGCCGCAGCGTCGAATACATACTCGCCCTTGTGAACGGTGCCTGCCGGCTGATACTTGCCGCCCGGGCCTGTATAGCCGCCATCGGCAAAGACGCCGCCGGTGCCCGGCGCCCCGAGCCCGGTGAGGGCGCCGAGCAGAGATGAGAGAAAACCGCCGCCACCACCGCCGCCGCCCTGCCCAAAGGCCGCGTCGAGCGCCATGTTGATGACCTGGTCCGCGATGTCATCGAGCGCGTTCGAGAACGCTTCCGCCGCCGACTTGCCCTCGCGCAGATCCGAGATCAGCCCGCCGATCGCGTCGCGGCCAAGTTCAGCCGTCGAGTTGGCGGCCGCCCTCGTTTTGTCGACAGACTCGCTGAAGTCGATCGCGGCGCTCTCGCTCGCCTGGGCGCCCGCCGCAGCGGCCAGCTTGCGCATTTCGATCGCCGCGTCGCGCGCCGCCGGCGTCAGTTTCGTGAGATCGCCATGCAGCAACTCGTTGACGGTGTGCAATTCCTGGCCGGCCGCCGAGCCCTCCTGCTGCGCTGCAGCGAGCAACTGCGAGGCCATGCGGAATTCGCCATAGGCGCGGGCATTCGCCAGCGTCTCCGGCCCGAGCTGGCGACGCAACTCCAGCTCTTCCTTCGTGAGTGCGAGGCCCTTCTCCTGATCGGCCAACGAGGCGCCGAAGCCAGCATTGGCGTCATAGCGCTGCGCGCCCGGCGTCGACTGACCAACCCGGCTCTGCGCATAGGCAATCGCGTCGTCGACCGTTCGCCCGCCGCCAAGCACGGTCGGATTGGCATTGATCGAAGCCTGCGAGATCAGACCCTTGAGCGGCGTTCCGGGTGCGGCCGAGAGAACCTTGGCCGCGTCGCCGGCGCCGAGGAAATGCGACAATTGCAGCGCTGCCTCGGTGACGGTGACGCCCGCCTTCTGCAGCACCGCCGCATTTTCGCGGGCATAAGCCTCGATAAGGGTTTTCGACGTGTCCGACTCGGTGCGCAGCGCGGCGATCGCCGCATCGTTGAGGCCGGCCGCGCGATCCGGGAAGTTGGCCTTGAACAGCCGCACCCAGGTGTCAGTGATGAACTGGCCAACGCCGGTCGCGCTCGAATTCGGGTTGCGCGCATTTGCGATTCCGCCGCTCTCGGCCTTCACGACGTCGCTGACATAATCCTCGATCGTCTTGTTGAAGTCGCTGGCGGCGATGTTCCGCTTCGCCTGCGTGCGGAGCTGTGCGTCCGTGACGATGGCCCCGGGGCGGTCCTTTTGGATTGCCTCGCGCAGCCGTCTCATCTCATCTGCGAGACGCTTTTCCGCCGTTGATAGAGCGGGATCCTTTGAAGCATCAGCAAGCGCTACACGGCCTTGGGCGCTGCGGGCAGCAAGAGTGATATGATCGGCGCCAATGCCCGCGCGCCGGTTCGGCAGGGGCCCAGGCAACGTTTCAGCCTCAATTGCCTTCACCTCGGTGAGTTTCTTTGCGAGGCTGTCGACCTCAGCATTGTATTTCTTGAGGTCCGCGATGCGCGGCCCGAACTCGGGAACCGATTGGGCAATGGCATCGAGTTGCTTGGCGAATTCCTCGGATGTGATCTTGCCCTCGATCATCCGGTCTTTAAGGGCAAGCACTTCCTTGGCAGTCTCGCCAAAAGGTCCATCGGCGTTGCTGGCCGCGTAAAACGATTCGAGCGTGTCTCGAAAAGCCCGCGTGGCCTTAGCCATCTCGGCATTTGCCTGCGCGAGTTCCGGGGACATATTCTGCGGCAGGTTCGGCTGCAGATTCTTGGGGATGGGGACCGACAGGCCCGGCACGCGGCTGCGACCTTTGGACAAGTCATCCATTGCAGCAACAGTCTCAAGGATCGCGCGGCGGGTGCGCGTCTCGAGCATGGTAGTGAACTGATCCCACTGATCATCGATCGCTGCAATTTGCTGAAGTGTATCGTCGCCGATCGCGCCGCCCAACTCCTTGTAGGCGGCGGTCGACGCATCAATGCCAGCCGCGCCGTCGCGAAACACATTGGCGAGGTCAGCGCCAGACCGCCCGAAGGCGACCGTCGTCAGCCGCGCGCGCTCCTGTTCCGAGCGGGCATTCTTGATGATATCGGCGTAATCGCGCAGCAGGTCTGCGGTCGAGCGAACACGGCCTCCCTGATCGCGGATTGCGATATTGTTCTCGCGCAAGATAGTCCCGAGCTCGCCGCTGCCATCGATCGAGGCGCCGACCGTCTTCGTGAAGAAGCCGAGCGCCTTGTCCATGTCGTCGACCGACGCACCACCCTGCGTGGCCGCAAAGTGCAACTCCTGCAATGCCGTCGTCGTCAGGCCGACCTTATTGGCCGTGTCGACGAGCCCTGCGCCTTCTGCAACGATTTCGCGGATGGCGCCGGGAATATCCGAAAGAGCACCAACCCCCACGGCACCGGCGGCGCCGACAAGAAAGCCTTTGCCGAAGTTGCTGGCGAAGGAAGACGCGAGTGAGGCCTGCATCTTCTTGCCGCGCCGCTCAATTGCGGAAAACTCCTTGTCGGTTGTCCGGCTGGCCTTGGCGAGGTTCTTCTCGTATTTGTCGATGCGCGCCTCAAGCGTCGCGACCATCCGTTCGACTTCAATCGCCATTGTGAGCTACCATTGGTTGAACATCGAGCGAGGGAATAAAATGGGGCGCAGGGTTCGCATTGCTACAGTAATGATCGCGTGTATCGGAATCAGTGGTTGCGTCACTGAACAGCAAAAGGCGTCCATATACGGGATGCAGAGACCACTATCGGCAGCAGAACGGGCAGCGGTCCTCAACTACGTCAAGACAGATTTCTTTGACCCATACTCGATGCGCGACGTCAGCATCTCAAATGCGCTTTCTGGATCGGATCCAGCCAAGAACCTGATCTGCTTGCGTGCCAATGCAAAGAACAGGATGGGCGCATATACCGGACTTAGAACGACAGCTATTCTGCTGAACGGCTCTATCGTACAGAACAGCTCGACTGATGACCCAGCCTGCACCGATGCGCGCCTGCAATATGGCCCATTCCCAGAGCTCGAACGCGCGGCATAGATCGAGCTAAGAGCCCCTTGCAGCCATCACAGCCGCATCGAACTCGTCTTCGCTGGGTGGCTGATCCGACGTCCTGCCATGCGCCTTGTCCCAGCCCGCGCAAATGGCCGTCCATTCTCCGATCGACAGACCCATCGGGTCGCCGACCCCCATCATCACGGCTGAGGCTCTGATGACGCCGAAGTCGAGCCGCTCGCCTCCGGCGCCGGGGCTTCCCCCGGCGGGTCATCCGCCAAACGATCCGAGTGCACGCGCGCGAGACCGGCAAGCACCACGGCGAAGGCCACGTCGCGACCTTCATCGAGCGGCCTCGCATCGACATAGCGGCGCACCTTGACCAAGGCATCGACGGGCGTCATGCCGCCACCGATCAGGCCGAGGCGGATAACATTCATGATGTCGACGAGGCGCGCCTCGCGCAGCGCCGGATCAAGGCGCCGCGTGATGGTGAACAGCGACGCGCCGCACTTTTCCTCGAGTTCCTCGATCTCGGCGAGGCCGAGACGGAACATAAAAGTTCCGTCTCCGAAATCGAGCTCGATCGCCCCGTGCCGCCGCATCAGGTGGCATTGACCCAAGTGACGACGCCGCTCGATTCCAGCGTTACCGAAACGGTCGCCTTATCGTTGCGGTTGCCGGTGATTTCAAAGGCGGTCAGATGGAAAGCGCCCTGCCAATAGCCGCCGCCGCTCGCGCCGGGCACATCGACTTTGACGCGGGCGTTCTTCGTGTCGGGGCTGGCGAACCAGTCGAACCAGGTTTCGATCGAACTGGTGTGGAGCATGCCGGCGCCGCTGATCGTCGCGGAAAGACCGTCCTTCGTCCGTTCTTTCCATGCGGGCGCATCCGGATCTTCGCAATCCGCAACCACGAACTCGTTGGAGTCGGACGAGAACTGGATGCCGCGCTCGGTATTGATTAGGCAGTCGACGGCGAAGACTTCCGGATCGGCGCCGTTGCCGATCTGCACGAGCAGCTTCTGCCCGTTGATGGTTTTGACGGGTGCCATGGTCGGGCTCCTATGAGGGGTCAGGCAGGATCGAGCAGGAAGCGCATCGTGACGACACCGTGCTCGGTGATGCCGTCAGGGTCTCGAAAGGTGCGGGACGTCTCCAACGCTGCTACCAGCACATCAAAGCCATCGACCGTGGAAAGCAGCGACAGGCGCTCGACAACAGCAGCGATCAGCGTCTTCGCCTCGATCTTCGATCGCGGCAGCGCTCGCGACCACACATGGATATCGGCGAAGGCTTCCCAGCCGTCGCTACATGTGTTCCCGTCGTCGACGACCTGATCGTCGCCGATCGCGAGATACGGCCAGGCGGCGCCGGTAGCGGCAAGGCGCTGCGCATCATCCGGCGGATTGTCATAGACGCGGCCATCGCACAGCGCCGGATCGGCCGTGAGCGCGGAGAAGATCGCCTTCTGCAGTTCCGCCCCGATCATGACGCTGTCGCCGCTTTCTTGGCTGCTTTGTTGACGGCGCGCGAAATCCGGCTCTTGGCGCGCTTCTTGCCGAGCCGAAAGGCCGGAAAGAAGAACGGATGCGCCCGCGATCCGGGATGCTGCGCGCCCTTGAAGATGCCGCCGACCTCATGCGGCGCTGTGCCGAACTCGACGAAGGCGGCATAGAACGCGCGGCCGTCGCCAGCATGGATCGTCACCGAAAGATCATGGCCGCCGCCCGTCGCCTGGACGCCGCGCACATTCGCATTCTCGGTCACATAGTTGCCGATCGTCACGCCGATCGAGGCCGCCAGGTCACCGCTCTTCTTCGGCGCGAATGATTTCGCCATGCCGGCGATCTCATTGCCGCCCTCGACAAGCGCTTTCTGGATCTCGGCCCGCGCGGCCGGCGCCATCGCGGCGATCCGGCGCCTGAACCGATCCGCATTCTTGAACTTCACGATGCGACGCCCTTCTCGATCGAGAGCAGAATGAAGCGGCGCGCCTCGCTGATCGGGTCGACCTCGCGGATGTTCCACACCTCGTTTGAGCGCGCGTCGACCATCCGCCAATCGGTCGTGATCTGCCGTGTGTTGCTGGATTCGCGAACCCGCACCCGCGCCAGCGCCCGACCGGCAAGGCGGGCGGCCATTACGGCTTCCGAACCGCCGGCGCCGAAAAGTCCCGCCCATACGGTGAACCGCGGCGCCCAGCCGGCAATGACGCCGCCGCCGCCATCAGAACCGGAGGTCGGCGCTTCGAAGCGCATGCGCCAGTCGAGATCACCCGCGCCGGGCATGGTCTGCACTCCTCCGCGGTGAGATCGTCCGCTGCGCCTTGCCGGCGGCGACCGCCGCCTGCTCGCACTCGCGCGTGACGAGCTTCACCATTCCGGCCCGATAGGCGATCGTCATCCGGCCGCCCTTCGCCGCAGGCGAGAAGTCGAATGGCGCAGTGAAGTGCAGCCAGGGCATGAACGATCAGAGCGCGACGTTCGGGAACTTGTAGTCGACCGCCAGCACGGAGGCTGACTTGGCGATTCCGATCAGACAGACATATTCGCCCGAACCGACATCGGCGAGCGGGCAGATGCCGCCAGGTGTGTCGCTGAGATAATAGGCCGTACCGGGCGTGAGCGTCGCGCCGATGGTGATGTCGCCAGACTTGTGCACGGCGATCGGCTGGTTGAGCGAGGCACCGTTGAGGGCCGTGCCGGTCGCCTTGCGCGCCTCGACCGTCGCCGAGTTGCTGTCGGCGATCATCCACTTCTTCGTGGCCGACGAGAAATACACCTGCTTGCCGGCGGCGATCGTCTCGCCGGCGACGCCATCGCCGCGCACGGAATCGCTACCGGCAACGACATTCGCCGCCGTGATGACAATATCGGTCATGGTCGGTTTTCCTTGGGTGAGGGGAGATCAGCGATAGATGCGGCGCTGCGACGCCAGGAGATCAAAGGCGAGGGGCGCCGAGGCAACCGAAGCCTCGCCGACCGTTTCGCGGTGTTCGTACCAGTGGCCAACCAACATGATCACCATTTGGCGATCGCGCGGATCCAGCGGCATGATGGCCGGGTCGCTCGCCGGATCGGCTGAATCGTATCCGGCACGGAAGCGAACACGCACCGGGCGCGCTCGCGGCGAGAGGTCCGGCCATGTGAAGGTGTCGGTCGTGATGACAGAAAAGCCTGCGGTATCTTCGACCGCATAGAACTCCGCTGTGTCGACCGTCTGTTCCTGGTTGGCCGGGTCCAAATAGGCGAGCACGACATCGCCGCGCAGCGGCACAGCAGGGATCGCAAGAGCGCAACCGAAGCCGTCGGCCGAAAACTCGAATGCGGTCGGCAGAAAGACGCGTCCGGTTGCTGCCTCGGCCGTCGCGGTTGCTGCGGCGAGATAGGTCTTCAGCAAGTTGTCATCGTCGCCGGTATCGATCCGAAGGTGAGATTTCAGATCTTCCAGCGAGATGACCGCACCTTGCGACGGACCGAGGCGCTTCAACATGACGTTCGCCGATCAGTCGACCAGGAAGAGGAAAGCGCCCTTCTTGGCGTTGCCGCCCTGGGCGATCTGGATCTTCGCCTGATCATTGGCGAGGCCAATCTTGTCGAGCACGGCGACGCCACCGGCGGCATAAAGCGCCGCTGCACCCGCCTGCGTGTGCGTCGGCGCACGCGGATAGCGGGTCGTGCCTGCATTGACGTTCGACTCGGTCCAGAGGTTTTCGCCCGAGACGTTTGCCGTGATGGTGAAGTCGACACCATCGGTGAAGGCGGTCGTGCCGTCCTTCAGATAGGTGATGCTGTGAAGCTTGCCGCTCACCTTCGGCGAGAGGACCGTCGCCGTTCCATCGGCGGCCGTGGTGACATTGACCAGAATGCGACGCATCTGCGCTCTCCTGCGCTCGAATGGTGGGGATGGCGGGCTGTTCAGGCGCTGTCGCCGCGGCCGCCCTTGGCCTTGCCCTTCGGGGCATCCGGCTTTTCGTCCTCGTCTTCCGCGACGAGGAGCTTCCGGGCGACAAGATCCTTGACGTGCCGGCTATTGTTCACGATGCGCGGGTCGTCACCGGGCAGCACCTCGCCGCGACGGAGACTTCCGAGTTCGCCATAAATCGACCGGGTGACGCGATACTGTTTCATGATGGCGCTCCTTGAGAGTGAGGGCGGGGCTCGGCCCCGCGCCTCCTTGGCGGGTCAGCCGTTGAACGCGCCGGTGACCAGCGCGGCGGGCCGCTTGACCGCGAGGGCAAGCCGCTTTTCGCCGCGAACCGTCAGCATGTTCTTGACGAAGTTGTCCCGATCCTCGCTCGAGATCAGGACTTCCGTGTCCATGCGGTCATAGATCTTGGCCGCAACACGGAAGGCGCCGGTGAGGAACTCATCCTCATCCATCGCCTGCGTGGCGATGACCGGGCGACCCCAGAGCTGCGGCCCCGCCATCTGGATCACATTCGCGAAGACGTATCGAAGCTGAGCGTCTTTGGTCAGCTCGATCTTTGCCCAGCGGGTCGGATGCAGCACCATGCCGTCTGCGGGATATTCGGCAAGCGAGGCCTGCAGCAGCGCGAGGCGAAGCGTGTCGATATCCGTCTCGTCTGCCGGAGCGAAGGCAGGCGAATAGGCTGTCGCCTCTGGAACGAGACCGAGCAGATGCTGGCCGGTGCCGTCGCCCTTGAGGATCTCGTTTTCCTCGACGAGGTCGAGACCATAGCGCAGCTCGCCGTCGATTTCGCCCTGCAGCTGGGGAATATCGTCCATGGCATTGCGCGAGACGGGCACCCAATGCGCAATGGTGCGCACGGGCGCGTCGCGCGGTTCCCAAGTATAGCCCGACTCGGCCTTCAGGGTGTTCTCGGCAACGACAGCCGCATTGTTCGTCCGCGCTACCATGCGCGCATATTCGATCGAGTTGGAGATCGTGCGGCCAACCGAAAGCAACTGGCGGATCGTCATCTGACGGCGCGGGATGCCGACGATCTCGGTGTCGCGCTGCGGAGTGATGAGGTCGCCGGCCGAGCCGGTCGCCGAAGTGATCGCATTCTGCACCGTGACGCGGATCGTTCCCTTCGCGCCGCTCTTGGCAACGAAGTTCTTCACGTCATCGGATTCGCAGACCATCTGGCCGAGCGACTTCGCGCCGTCGTTGCCGCCCCCACCGCGACGCGCTGCGAGGCGCTGTTCGAGATCCGTATTGCGGGTTTCGAGCTGCTCGATCTTGCCCTCGATCTTCTTCTGGGCATCATTCAGCTTCGACTGAGCGGTGAGCAGTTCGTCGGCCTTGGACTTGACCTCATCCGAAGTCTTGCCGGCGTCCTTCGCCTGCTGCAGCGCCTGCTCGGCGGTCTTCTTCACTTCGTCGCCAACGCGCGTCAGCTCGGACTTCACGTCACCGAGAAGCTTTTCCAGCTTGGCGGCGTCGACATTGGCTTCACTGCGGACGGACCCGACGATGCCGGCCGGGCGCGCAGCCAGAAGGGCCGCGAGCGAGGCTCGCGGCATGAAATGCTTGGTCATGCTGGTCTCCTATGACCGGATGGACTTGAGGCTTTGCAGGAGGCTCTCGACCTCCTCGACGACGGCAGCGCCCGGCATGCCGGCTGCGGCAGCGTTGTGCGTGCCGCCTTTCAAGGCCTGGATGAGCTCGCGCCGCTCGGAACGCGGCACGTTCAGCCTGGCCAGAAGGGTATCAACCTTGTGGGCCGCCGCGATCGGCTTGCCCTCTGTTGAATTCTTGGCGGCGGTATCGACTTCGTCGACCGGCAAGAGCGCATCGGCGAAGCCCTGGTCGACGGCATCGGCCCCGCCGATCCATGTTTCTCGATCGAGCATCTTGGCCAGCGCCTTGCTGTCGACGCCCGTGCGGGCGCCATAGATATCGACCGCCATTGCGTCGAAGGGCTCCAGCCAGTCGGCGATATCGCGCAGCGCGTTGCGGTCGCCGGCGGCGATTACCCAGGTGTTGTGAATCATCATGAAGCCGGCTCGCGCGATCTGGATATCATCGCCGGCCATGGCGATGACCGACGCGGCAGAGGCGGCGATGCCGACGACCTTGACCGTGACATTCGCCGGATGATCGCGCAGCAGATTGTAGATCGCGAGCCCCTCGAAATAGTCGCCGCCCGGCGAGTTGATGACGACCGTCACATCCTTCTTGCCGATCGCCCGCAACGCCCCGGCGACACGCTTCGCCGTGACGCCATCACCGAACCAATCGGCGCCGATCGGGTCAAGGATCGAGATCGTGTTCTCGTCGGCCGCCGTCGCTGCGGCGTGCACATCCGGATTCCAGCGATCGAGGGCAACGGGCGACAGTTCGGTGCGAAGGCCCGGCCGCGTCGGGGCCTTGGCGGCCGGCAGATCACGCTTGCTCATGCGAGAGATCCTGTTCCTTGATACCGAGCCAAGACCGGATGGCCGCGCGCGCCTGTGCACCCTCGCTGCCGGCGCCGCCAAGCTGATCAAGCGGCGCGAGATTGGTCTGCGCCGTGAGAGCGTCGCCGCCTTCTTTCCATGGAAGGTTGAGCTTGCCGCGGCCTTCGTTGCGGGTCATCAGACCGTTCTGCGTCATCGCCGAGAGGAACTTGGCTTTCGCGTCGCTGTCCATCTGGAGCAGTGCCTCGCGGTTGAACTCGAAATAGCGGCGCCTGTTACCGGTCGGCCTGATCAGATCCTTCTTCACCCGGGCCTCGATGCGGTCGCAGACGGGATCGATGCCGAGCGTCGACCAGGCGGTGAGGATGGCCTCGACGCCGGTGCCCCACATTGTCTGCCCTTGCGCGGCATGGCCGATGATGATCGGAGGCATGCCGAACCAGCGACAGAGTTCTTCGACGCTGAAGCGAAGGCTTTCCAGCATCTGCGCATCGACAGGCGCTAGCGCGAGCGGCGTGAAGTCCATACCCCCTTCAAGCACCATGAGCTTGCCGGCATTCGACGAGCCGGCGAACTTGCTCATGATGTCCTGCAGTTGGTCGCGTTGCTCCTTGTCTAGCTTCACGCCCGGCGGCATCTTCAGGAAGCCTGTGCTCTGAAGGCCGCAGCCATACATTTTGCCAGTCGTTTCCGACATGGCCATTGCGGAGCCGAAGCTCTGCGCACCAAACCGGATCGGCGACAGGCCGCGGTCGCCGCCAAAGCTCATGCCGCGCAGGTGAAAAACCTTCTCGCGAGGCAGTTCCTCCATCTTGCCGCGATCGACAAAACGATAGACGAGCGTCCCGTCCGCCTTCCGATAAGGCGAGCACTGGCTGCTCGCCATCGGCTGCAGCGCGACAAGACGCTTGCCGATGCTGTTCTTCTCCGCATAGGCGTTGCCATCGGCGAGAAGCCAGGCAACCTGCGTCTCCCAGAACTCAAGCGGCGTCTGATCCTCGTTGGGGCTCTCGCAGAGGAGATCAGAGAGATCGTCGTCGACCTTTTCCCGGCTGTCGTGTTCGGCCTTGTCATAGACGCCAGCCGGCAGACATGAGACCGCCTGCGCCGTAAGACGAATGCAGGCCCAAACGGTCGAGAGCTGAAGCGCCGAGTTGAGTGTGACCGTCTTACCGGCGTGATTATCGAAGCCGGCGAAAGATGCCCAAGCCTGCCCGTCCTGAAGCATGAGCCGCCGATCCTTCGCGACAATCTGCTGTTCGGTCATGTTCGCCGGGGCGTGGGCAAACTTCTGTCGGTTCCGACGGCGCGACATCAGGCCACCATGATCGGATCGGTGAGGAAGTCGTTCAAATCGTCTTCCTCCTCAAATTCCGCATGAGCAGCGCCGACCGCCTCGGTGATCGAGATCATTCCGTCGATCCGGCCGCGGCTGGTGCGCTTGTCGAAGGCCCGATTATTCATCGCATCCGCGACGACGACGGCGTTCGACGCGCACATTGTCGTCACCGGGTTCGTCTCGATCGTGATGGCGCCATTCAGAATCGTGTCCTCGAGCTGCTCGATCGACCGGGGCATACAGAGAGCGCGATCCTGGAAGACAATCCGCGGTCCCTGTCCGTGGCCGACCAGCCGGAGCCCGACTCCCGCCGGCTTGTCCGGTCCCTCGAACTTCCAAGCCGGGAAGTCGATGCGGCCGCTGGCGTCGATGAAATCACCGATCTTCGCAGCGTCGAAGGCGAGGAACTGGACATCGTGCTCATCGTCGAGCGCCTTAACGCGTGCGGCGACGAACTCGTAGTCGATGGTCGCGCCTGGCGTGGCTGTCAGGTAGCGGTCGCCTTCGGACCATTGCAGATATGGCGCGTTGTCATCGCGCGCCCGATCGGCGAGACCAGCCTTCGTCGTGAAGTACCAGGTCTTGACGAAGAGGTGCGGCCTTCCGCCCCTTTCGCCGCGCCAGCAGGCCGACAGTGCCGTCAGGTCGTTTTTCTTCGAGAGGTCGAGACCGAGCCAGCATGGCAGCCCGACCATATCGGCAATGTCGAACTCGCCCTGGCAGGAGACCCAGGCTTCTTCCGTCGTCCAAAAACCAGCCGTCCCAACCGGGATGCCGAAATAGAGGCGCTTGGTCGAGAGCGCCGTTGAGAGCAGCGCCCGTGCCGTCGTCACCATGCCGCGCACGTTCTCGATCGGGAACGTCACGCCGAGCGCCGGCAAAGCTTTCGGCCAGCATGCCTCGTTGTCGAATACCGTCTCGCGATCGGCCGCATCAACCCGCGCCACGAAGGCGAAGGCCTCGTCGTCGAGGATCTCGCCCTTGGCGACCTTCTGGTAGAACTCCGAATATTCGGTCCCGACGATCTGATTGCTGGCCGGTGTGTTCGTCCCGAGCAGCATCAGCGCATCGCCCGGCATCTTGGCGATGGCCGCTTTCCAGGTCTCGATCGAGCTGCTCGACTTGAACTCGTGAATCTCATCGGCCGCGACCAGCGTCGGCTTCGGACCGGATACCGCTTCGCCATTCGCGAGGCTCTGGAACAGCGAGCCGCTCTCTGGGAACTCGATCTTCCATGCGTTGTCGAACTCGCCGCGGATCACTGCGACGCCGCGCTCGACCAGCGTATCGCTGGCGTCGAGCTTCTCGCCATCGTTAACCGGGATCGGAGCGCGGCACATCGCCACCGCATCCTTGAACAGCACGTTCGCCGTGCTGCGATCCTGCCCAATCGCGAAAGCCTTGGCGCGCGGAATGCCATAGAAGCCGGCCATGAACAGGCCGATCGCCGCCATGAACGGGCTCTTCGCCTGGCCCTTGCCGGTCTCCAGCCACCCGCTGCGGAATCGCATCCTGCCGCTCGTGTTGCGCCAACCGAACAGCGACCCTGCAGCGAACACTTGCCAAGGCAGCGGATTGAACGGTCGGCCCTCGTGACTGCCTTCCGTGATCGTGAGCATTCCCGGCATGAACCGAAGCACCCTGCCGGCATGGGCCGGCGACCAGACCAGTCCTCGCTTCCCACCATCACGGAGATCGCGCAGGTGGCGCTCCGCCGCGTGCTGAACCAGTTCGCCGATGACGAACTTGCCCGCAACGGCGTCTTTGGCCCATGCCGTCGTCGGGTCATCCGGCTCGATGCTTGAGGAACTCATCGGCCGCTCGCGGCGCCCGCTGCTTGCGCTCCGCCTTCGCGATCTTGCCGCGGCGCGTCGGCGCGAGCCCCAACTCGGCCTCGAGCACGCGGATCGACTCGTCGCACTGGCGCATCACAGACCAATAGGGGTTCCACTGTCCGACCTTCGCTTTGCTGCCGGCACGCTTCGCCGCGAGGATCGCGCCGTGCTCAGCGACATGCTGAGATGCCCGGCGATACTGCACACGGAACTCGACCAGGCGCTGGATGGCATGGCCGTTCGCTACCGTCAGGCCCGCCACCGACTGAAGCTCTCGGGTGACGACGCCCCACTCCTCTCGCGCCGCGGCGACGTCGAGCTCGTCCGAATAGAGCGATTCCCAGTCAGGCTGGCTCGGCATTCCCGCGCCACCGTCGACCACAGCGATGGACATCATCATCCCCTACGGGGATGGCGATCATCCCCCCATTCCAAAAATCGTTGCAGTGCGGATGGACCGGGGGCGCGGGTGCACGGTAGGGCCGCCCCTGACTTTAGACCCACCCTCCCCAAAGCAAGCCTGACAGTGAAGGGAGGGTCGTCCAAATTGCACGCTTTAGTTGCCGCTGCATTGGAGTAAAATTCGCACCCGAAGGACGTTAGGAGTGTCCTCAAACGGGGGAGAACAGCAATGAAGGTGGTCTCGATAGGGATGCTAATTGCAGCTACGGCCCTACAGGGGTGCGCCGGCCTACAATTTAATCCCGAGCCGAAAGATGGGGCCCTCAACTACTTCGACGGGAAACCTTACCTCTTCACGTCGACGAATAAGGATTGTGTCTCGACGGCAACCGTCGTGATGATTCCATCCGAGCGCCGGTCTGTTAATTTGAAGTCCGGGTACGGCTCGGCCGATCTTTCTGTGGCGCTATCCAACGGGATGATAGCGAGCGTGGGTCAGAAGACGGACACAAAGATACCCGAGACGATCACAGCAGTCTCCGGCGCCATCACTTCAGTTGGCAGCTTGGTCAGGCCCCTTGCCGCGAATGGCGGAAGCGGCAAAGTCGTGATCTGCAAACCCGCAGCCATGTTGTTTCCAATCATGAATGGGGTCCCGGATATGCAACACGGCCTGAAGGTCGAAGTTTTGAAAGAGATTGTCGACCTAAACGCGGGTTCTCAATAGCGAGCTATTATCCCCTCCGTGTGACGGAGATCGAGACTTGCATGACGCGGGCGGGAACGCGGTTCACTAGCGCAGCCGATTCCAAGGATGTTCAGGGTCGACCGGCCGGCCATTCCCGTCGTGACCGAGCACGGTGCCACGTGTCTCCTCGATCTGGATCCGCTTGTCGTGGCAGCCCTTGCAGACGCTCTCCAGATTGGAGAGGTCGAAGAAGAGCGCCCGGTCGCCCTTGTGCGGGATGATATGGTGGACGGTAGGCGTATGGCGATCGCGGGATTTACCTTGGACCAGCGTGCAGCGGCAGCGTTGGCAGGTGAACAGGTCGCGGCCCAGCGCTTCTGCGCGTAACGCCTTCCACACCGGCGAGGCATAGAATGCACGGTAGACTTTAGCCTCGGCGGAGCGAAGATGACAGTCTACGCCCTCTCTGCGGCTCCTCATGGCCGCAGAGATTAAGCTACAGGCCAAAAGGCGGGATTGACGGTGATCATCAAGTGCCACGCGGCGATAGACCCGACCATCGCAAATAAGTCTGCGAATTGGTTGCGGATCTGAACCAACGTCAAACAGGATTAGCCGCTATTATCAAACTGGTCATTATTTGGCCTATCTCTTTTCAACCTCCATACCATCATAGTATTTCTTAATCTTGGTAGCTATGCGAAAGCCAAATTCCGTCAACGAATAAGAAAAAAATGATTGACTGTCGCGTAATATAACTATTCCAGTGAAAATTATAGATCCAAACAATGCCGCCCACTTAAAGATCTGAACGAAACGTGCAACGTCATCATAATATACTGTTGCACTATTCTGAAAGAACGGCAAAATTTCTGAAAGAACAAAAAGTGCGGCTGTATTAGAGATGAGTGCAAGAACAACATAAGCTCTCACCCGGGACCTATGAGCTTTGAGGAATTCTCTCGTTGCCAGCCCGAGAGACCTAAGCCGCGATCCGATATCTGCATCGTACAAAAAGTCAGAGAGCATATCCATCATTGCATGAACTTCTTCGGGATTCAGGTTTCTGACTATCCCAAGAATTCGCTTATCGTCCTCGTTTAGGATCTCGTCGAGAGCGGCCCTCCAAGCGGCCGCCATGAGTTGATCAACATCAGGGTCGATATCGGAAGCTTCTCTGGCCCAGTCGACAAGCCGCTCTGTCTTCTTTCTAGTCAGCTCATCAGGATCAATCTTGACCCCAGCATCTTCGACGCTATCAACGTGCGAATCGATATTCGAACGATCTTTGATCGTGAAGGCCTGACGGGTAAACTGTGCGAACATTTCTCCAATAACGGCGCTGGCCGGAAGGAGCAATGCTCTTGTCACTTCGTCGGCTGCGCCAGGCGGTGGCGGCGCATAGGTCGACGTAGATTGGACCACATCTCGGCCCGCCGACGCTTGCACGATGCCATCGCCGGCTAAGGCGTTGTCATAAGATTGAAGGTTGAGCTGAGGACTGCCTATGTCGGCTGTCGATCTCGACTGGCTTCCGGGGACCGATAGCTCCTGCTCGGGCCCCGCGGCTACTTTCCCGATTGAGGTTCCCTACCAACGTCAACAAAGCGCACGTCCTCTTTTGCAGTCCACCGTTTCCCCCGAATAGCGCCTGTGCGTTGGGCAACAATGTTCTTTCCCGCATCAACAAAGTCTATGTTGATTCCTGCAGAGCGTAAATCTGACGTGGGCGCGTTCTTGAGCGCGTCAAGCAACTCCTCCAACTTACCAAGCACACCCGGATCGTCTATAATGCCGGGCTTACTGGCAATTTCGTTTCGAGCAGCGGCTTGGTAGGTGGCGTCGCCCGGGTTCTGCTCTAGTAGTGGCACGGAGACGAACTTGTAGCTCGCAATCAAGACAGCCTTCAGAGCTGAATAGGCATCTTTGACCGCCATACTGGCGGTCTCTGAAGCCGCTAAAGTAGCACCGGCCACCAACGCGGATACAATCGCAGAAATCGGGTCCATTATTGCCCCCCATAGCCATACAGCTGTCGCGAGCATTAGCATATCTTGCTATCGAAAACACCCTCGTTCCAACACGGAAGAGCGTCATCGTAGAAGGCGTTCGCTGGACAGATGGGGCAGCATAGCGGGGCCTCGCGGCCGGTGGTTGGCGGCGACGCGACGAATGTCCGGCCTGCGAGCGAAGCCCGCTCAACGAGAGTGCTTGTCGCTCTGTTTCAGAACCCAATTCCTAGGAATGAACTCCCATTAGCCTTGACTGTACGGCATGTCAAGTGTCGCCGGCGTCGTAGAAGCCGGCTGACTGGGCCGTGCCGAAGCCGACGCGACCACGCTCGATCTTGCCGGTCACGCCGCTGGGTTCCGGCCTCGCGCCTTCGGCCATCTTGCTCCGGGTCCTCCCGGATCCTCCTCCAGCGGCCTTGTCGGCGATGTGCCAGGCGTCGGCGAGGGTATCAAGACCTTTGCGCAGCCGCTCGCCCGCAACGCGCCTCGCAATTTCCGGTGCACCCGACCCGGCAACTTCGGCAATGCTGTGCCCCTCGCCGACGACCAATCTCACGATGCGCCCGTCCTCAACGCCTAGCAGACGCGCCGCATCGTTCAGTGTTTCGCCCGCAGCGATCTTCGCTTCTGACAGCGTCGTGCGCGTGGCACCTCCGGAACGCTCGCCCATGGTGCCGCCGCCGGCAGATGCGGCGACGTCATAGGCGGCGCGATAGACTTCGGCCGCACGCAGTTGGCGATCATCGATCTGCCGACGAGCATGCATTGCCGTGACGGCGTCGACGACGCGCTGCACGCGGTCATGGCCAAGACCGTACGGGCTTTCGACCTTGGCCGAACGCATTGGCCGCATCTCGGCGCGCGTCTTCGCCTTCGGCTTTGCTTTGGCCTCCGATTTCCGGACCTTCCTCATGCCGCTTCGGTCTCCGCACAGGCGCACGGCTCGCAGGACGTGGCCGCCTGGGCCCCGGTAAAAAGCTGATCGCAATGTCGGCAGCGCCGCGAGAAGCGTCCCGGCTGCCATCCGCCGAAGGCAGGGCGGGGTTCGCGCCCGTCGACAGTCGGCGCACCGTGGCGGGAGGGAGGTGCACCCGCGGCTTGCTCGCTGCCGGCGCGCCGCTTCTTCGCCGCCTTGAACCAGACGCTCGCCAGCGCGCGCCACCGTGGAATTCGGTGCGTCTCAGCGAATGCTTTGGCTTCCCGGTCCGCTGCGCCGGTGCCGTTCATCGATCGGATCGTCGACGGCGCAGCTTCGACGTCGAGGGCGGCGAAGTCCGGCTCCGTCAGCAGCAGGTGCAGCGCCTTGATATGGTCCGTGCGGATTGGCGCCAACCCGGCATCGACCAGGATAGCCAAGACCTGCCGCGCCCGGTCCCGGCCGGCCTCTGCGATCAGAGCACCGAGAGCCGCGACGGCAAGCGTGTCCCGCGGCTTGAACAGGCCGGCCCCGGGCGAGCCGTGCAGGATCTTCGCACCGGCTTCGCGCGCCACCTCGGCGATTGCAACAGCCTGTTTGTCGCCCGCCGCCACCGCCGCATGGTGCAGCTGCGCCGTGGTGACAGCGATGCGGTCGCGATTGATGCCAATGAAGGCCTTGGCCCGATCCTCCACCTCCGGGGCGGTAACTATCTGGACAGGGATCACGCTAATTCCTGGATGCGTCACGGCCGCAATGCTCGTGTGCTGGCCGTCGATGAGCTCGAGACCGGCCTCCGTCAGGACGGCTGTCGGCGGCTTGAACTTGGCCCAATCCCATTCGCCAACCATGCGCCGGATCAGAGCCAGGCCGGCGGGCGACATATCGCGCTGATACTGCTCGTCGACCAGCAGGATCGACGGATCAACGAGTTCGAAGATCGGTTCGGCCGTTGCGGACATGCCCGGAGAGAATTCCTCAGGCAGGTCGATGGCGGCTATTCGGCGATGGCTCATGCTCGCTTCCTCCACGGGATTATGCAGGGGTTGGGATAGTGCGGCTGCTCCATGTGCCGCTCGCGCCACATGCGCTTTGCGAGCCCCTTTATGATCGTGAAGATTTGCGCAGTCGGTCTCTGGTCTGCCCAATCGAAGAGATCGAGCTGCCGCGGATCTGGCTCTGCGGTCGGCTTCATGATGCTACCTTGCGCTGTTGCGCCACGATCGCCGGGGTCAGCCGGCCGGCAATCAGCAGCTTGCGCATTCCCACCAGGAGGTTCGGCGAGAGCTGGCACCCGTCGAACAGGTCGGCAAGTTGTTGCTCGAGGTCATCCACGGTCTGAGGAGGCGGATATGGGACGTGCTGGCTGCCGTCGCCTGGCTCTCGCGTATCCTCTATCCTGATAGAGCCTTCCTGTTCAGAGAGAGAATCTTCCAGGTATTCTTCTAGGTAATTGGGTGCAGAATCTTCACTCACGTACGTGAGATTTCTGCACTCACAGGCAGCCTGCGTACGTGAACTATCTTCACTCACAGGATCGGGCGTTGTGAGTGAACTATCTTCACTCACATGATGGCGCCGCCTGAGACGCTGGCTCTCCTGCCGCTCGGCCTCGATCTCGCGCAGCTTCTCCCTGGCCTCCAACTGGTGATCCAGCACCAGGTTCTCGCGAGGCTTTCTGAAGCGATATCTCGCCACGCCAGTGCGGCTCTTGGCGGCCTCCTCGAGGTAGCCAAGCTTGATCAGGAGGCGCCGCGTGTCGATGAGATGACGCCTGCTGAGGCCGGTGGCGACCTGAAGATCGATGAGGGACCGATAGACGGCATCCCTCTCAAAGTCCTTGATAAAGCCGAGATAGGCCCTCACCACCTTGAGCGCCGCAGGCGGGCAAAGCGGATCGGCGTTGACGATGTCCTCGAACTCGAATTTCCGGGTGGCGAGCGATGTTGCGTTGTCCTCGCTCATGCACCCTCCCGACCCAAGGTCGCGAGCTGATCAGCAAGCTCGTTGCCGTGATTGCCATCGTGTCCTCGCACCCACGACCAATACGGCCCAAGAAGATCGGAATTCGTGATCAGCTTCAGCCATAGGGCGGCGTTCTTCAGCTTGCTTTCGGACGGGTTATCGAGAAGCCCCTTCCGCTTCCATCCGGTGGCCCATTTGGTCACGCCATCGATGACGTACCGGCTATCGCTGTGAATGCTGATCCGGGCCGGCGGCAGGATGCGCAGGGCCACAATCGCTGCCGTCATCTCCATCCTGTTGTTCGTCGTGCGCGGGTCGCCGCCATAGAGGCTCAGGGCTGTGAAGCCCTCGACCAGCACGACGACGCCCCAGCCGCCAGCGCCTGGGTTGGGCGAGCAGCCGCCGTCGGTGAAGACCTCAATGTCGGCTCCGACGTGATCGGCAAGCAGCGACCGAGCTCGCATGATGTCCTCATCGGACCTCACATGCAGTCGCCGCACCTCGCCAGCGACTGGCGCCTTGATGACGTTAACTGGTCCGAACGCTGCCGCAGCGGCTGCCGCCTCGGCACTCAGTGCCTCCCTACGCGTCGACGCCCGCCGGGGGCGCGGATGAGACAGAAAGGCAAACCCGCCGCCGAACGGAGTCTGTAATTCCGGCTTCGGCCGCTTCGCAAGATCCCAACGCATCTTGGTCATGCGGCGCCTCTATCGCTAGCAGGACTTTTTTCGAAGGCCCACACACCGTTTGGACAGTCGAGATAGATCGATGTCATTGGGGCTGGACCTTATGGATGTCGGATTGACCCAACTCCACGAAGCGTTCCCGTTGGGCCGGATAGATATCCGGACGCAAGACGTGGCGGGGCACCCCCGTCACGCGCTCAACGGCCAGCACCCTGCCTGACGGGATGCACTTCCATTGAGAAACGGCTTGAAGGGAGATTCCAAGCTGTTCCGCCAGCGCCTTGGCGCTGCCGACAGCCTGGATCGCGAGGGAAATTGCCGGGGGTTTTTTGCTCATTCTTGATATCAAGCAGAAATTAAGCACGAATTCAAGTGAAACTTGATATCGGCTGATGAAGCGGCGCTTTATGCTGCCGCCATGACCGATGAAAAGAAAACCTTGGGCGACCGCCTCCGAGAGGCCCGCCAATTTGCCGGCTTGTCGCAGCAGGTCGTCGCGGATCGGCTGAACATCAGTGTTCAGTCCGTTTCGCAATGGGAGACTGGGCGGACCAGGCCGGCAATGGATCGCATGATGCTCTTGTCTGAGCTCTATGCTGTCGACTACGAGTGGCTCGTCAACGGCGGAGCCGAAAAGCGCGTTCCGAAGGGGCGAGAATTTGATATCGAACCCTACCGAAGACGTGTCGCCAAGATGATTGACTGGTTAGAACTCAAGTCGTTCGGTCAGTGGGGTCGGGAAACACCAACATCGGAGATCGATGATACTACAGTGTTGGCGCAACGAGACGGAATAGGGGATTTGTTCGCCCTTTCTGTTGCGGACAAGAGCAATTCGCCCGACTATATTATCGGAGATTTGGTTATCGGGGACACTGGCATAACAGCAGAGCCGGGCGACATGGTGTTCTTCAGGGGCCTAGACCATCCCCTTCCTCGTTTGCGGCAGCTTCGGATGCTGCGCCGATCGAAGGAGGGTGACCTTCTCGCCGATCTGGTGCCTTGCAATCCCGATTTTCTGACCGAGACGATTTCGCTTGATGACAGTTACGACCGGATTATCGGAGTGCTGGTCGAGCATCGGAGATTCCGAGGGGGTCAGACGAATATCAAGTGACGCTTGACGAAGAGATCAAGTCGTGCTTGAATTGCTCCGTTCTCATGCGGCGGAGCTTCAATGAATATCCTGGCAAGTCACTCTTCGAACGGCGGCGTCTCAGCTCCGCGGTCTCGGCACCTTGAGGCTATTCGCGAAGCCGGCAAGGCCGACCGTGCTGCTCTGACCGAAGCCATTCAAGCGTTCGTCGAATATATCGACGGCAACGGCGAGGGTGCGAGCCGGCCCGATCTCGCCTATGTCAACATGACGCGCACGATCTACGCGCCTTTTGGCCTGAATGTGAAGGCGCGCGAGGCAAAGGAGATCCCTGACGATTCGCGCGACACCTTTAGCGCCACGGAACTGAGCTTCCTGCAGGTAGCGGAACGCACGGCGGCCGAAGTGATCCTCGCCGGAATCGCCGCGTCATGGACCCGCGCCGAGATTAAGGCGAGGGTCAAGGAGATGGCAGAGCAGTTCGCCGTTCAGCTCGACGCCCTTCGCAAACTCCGGGGAGGCGCACGGTGAACCAGGTCGCGACCTTCGACTATCACTCGCTCGGGCTGGACGATACGGGAAGCATTCGCGAGGCCGCGGCGCGCATCCGGCTTCGGATGCAGCGTTCGGCATCCGACATAATCGAAATTGGCCGGGACCTGCACTTCGTGAAGGCCGAGCTCGGCCATGGGAAGTTTCTCGCATGGATCGAAGCTGAGTTTGGCATGAGCAGGCAGAGTGCCGAGCGCTTCATGGCGGTGGCGGATCGGTTCGGCGCCAAAATGCTCACGCTGGGCAATTTGCCTGTTACCGCTCTCTACGAACTCGCAGCGCCCTCAACTCCCGACGATGTCGTCGAGGACGTGCTTGCTCGCGCCGGTGAAGGAGATCCGACATCAGCTGTCGAGATCAAGCGGCTCAAAAAGGAGCTGGCCAAGACACTCGGCGACGCCGCTGAAGCAGAGGCGAGAGCGGCTCGTGCAACTGGAACGGCTGAGAGGGCGCGCGCCGATGCTCAGCAGGCTTGGGCCGACATGGCCAGCTTTAAGAAGCAGGCAGAGGCCCTGGCGGAGAACGCCGAGCTCGTGCGCGTGCAAGCGCGCGCGGAAGCCGAGGTCGCAGCGAAGGCGGAAATCGAACGACTAGCCGGCGAGATCGAGAAGGTAAGGGCTGAAGCCGCGGCTGCCGCCGAAGCGCAGGGCGCCGCCGCCGCGCGGGCTGCGTTGGCCGAAGTCGCTGAGGACGTCCGCGAGGCGCGCCGCAAAGAAGCGGAGGCGAAGGCCAGCGCCGATCGACTGCGCGGTATCGAGGAGGCCCTGCGGAAATCTGTCGAGACGCACAGAGCATTTCTCAGCGCGCAGGAGAACTCCGACGTCGAGGCCCGCAATCTCCTTGATCAGCTCGGCGACTTCGACCAGACCATGACCCGACTGGCAGTTGTCATCGAGGGACTGGAGTACCAGCACAGCGGCAAGGTCGCTGGCATCGCCCATGGTGTAGCCGAACGCTGCGGCCGGCTGGCTCAGATGATCGCCTCGATTGGCAGCGCACGCATGACGTTCGATGCCGACGTCACCGATTTGGATGGCGCGAAGTCATGATCACCAGGCCAATTCACTCGCGTGTCGTATCGTCTGTCGTTCGAGCCTCGATCGCCTCGTTTGAATCCTCGTCCAGTTGCAGTGCGCGACGGGAGTTCTTTCGGGCCTGTTGGCGCTCCCCACGTTCCCGCTCCTCAATTTCTTCGATGCGGCGAACAAACGACATAAATTCGGCAGGCCTCGCACCCATCTGCTTGGCGGATGCAATGTCCCCGATGCCACGGGCTATTAACAGCACTTCAAGTTGGCTGTCGACCGCTAAACACGCCGCAGCCAATTCCTTCAAACTATCCAGGATATGTCGCTCTGTGGCCGCGCCAGCGCCCTCGAATTTGAGTCTGTTCGGTTCGACCTGCTCCGGGTCGACGAGAGCGCGGACCAGACCGGAGAACGCGTCCGCCAACGCGAGGCGGCTCTCGAAGAGTACATGCCTGTCAACCGCAATACCCGTCTCGCACAGCCGGCGGACCGCTTCCGCTCTCGTTCTGATGCGGTTGGCGAACATCCAGTCATCAATCGCCTGTACCTCGGACGCCGACATCATGATCGGTATCCGCTGATCTCTCGGCTCATCTTTGGGCTCGTCAGTCATGCGGCGCAACATACGCTACAGGCACAGATAGCACAAGCAGCGCTGAATCGTCGTTGACTAGCACAACTGGCACAACTAGCATCATCGTTAACGGCACATGAAGTGCCACTGGCACAAGGTAACCACGGATGAATGATCCCCGCGCTGAGGATGTTAGATCCGAACGAATCGCGCTTCACATGAGCCAGAGCGAGGTGAAGGCGGTCGACGACATCCGGTTCGCCCGTCGGCTGAACAGCCGTGCCGAGGCGATCCGGTTCCTGATCGACGAGGGGATGAAGAGCGTTGCCGCGTCGTCTGCCCCCGAAGCGGGGACATGAACCGGCCGCGAGCAAGCAGGCAGGATGATTTCGAGTTTGGCGGGCGCCATCCGGCACTGCTGAGGGGTGCGGCGACGGGGCAGTGATCTTGGCGGAACAAGCCCCGTCGTCGCCGGCACCAACGGGAGAACCCGAAGATGACAAGGCAGGAAGATAGTACGTCGGCCTCGCCGGCGAAAGAGGGCGCATGCGCCGACGCCGCGACGGCACTTCAGTCTCTGGTGGAGCTCGGCGAAAGGCTTGGAGCGATACTGCCAGCTTATCGGCAGGCTGAGGCGGATATGAGTGCCGTGAACGCAAGCCGCAGCCGGTTTATCAGCGCGATGAGACCTGCGGCGCTTACCGCATTGCCTGCTGATCGCCGCCTGTTCAATCCGGGGTTGACCCCGGAGTTGGGCAGGCCATACAGCGATTATGCGATTGACCGCCTGGTGTCCGCTGCCGTCGGCGGTAGACCGAATCTCACGGACGAAGTGCGCAAGCGGGTCGAGGAACTGGCGTTCGCCCGCGACGGTTGGCGGAGGGCTTTTACAGCCTTCGAGCTCGACAACGGGCATGACGTCGTCGAGAGGGGTTACGACGCGGCCGCCGACGAGTATTTCGGCCTGCTAGACGACATTGCAACCCAGCCCGCAGTGACGCTGGATGACTTCCGGGTCAAGGCAAGAGCCTGGGCTTCGATCGCGGCCGCGGACGATCCCATTCGACATTGGGCAGACGAAGATGGCACCAGCACCGCCTCTACCATCCTGGGATCGCTTATCTCAAGCCTGATCGGCGAGATCGTGGCGCAGCCTGAGGGCGGTGCGGCATGACTCAGGCCACGCTCGACGACATCAGCAGCGATGCTGGACACCTCTATCATTTGCTCGACACGATGGTCGACATGGTCCTGGAGGAAGCGGGCGCCGGCGGTCAAGGCGAATGGCCTCGACTGTCGGCTCTGCTTTGGGTTGCTCGTGACCTCGGCGAGAAGGTCCGTGACGACCTCGAGGCGCTGCCCCCAAAGCAGAAGGGGGGTGCCACATGAACCGGGCCGCCGACTATATCGCCGCCGTCGAAGCCGAAGGCCATTCACTCCTACTCGTTCGAGGCGGATGGACGGATGGCAGGGATGCCATCTACACGAACTTCTACCCGCGCGGCTTCGACGTCGATCTCGATCGCCCATTCGACCGTGAAGCTGCCGACGCAGTGATGCGGCTCACCGGCTCGCTACGGCCTCGCACCGAAGCCGAGAAGCAGGATCTCCGTGATGAACTGATCAGACGGGGCATGGTGGCATGAACCATATCCTGCACGCCATGACGCTCATCATTGCCGGCCGGCGGTTCGCCCGCTTCCCGGTAGGCAAGGGCAGCCTTGCCCAGGTGCTCGTCGCCAATCACTTTCGAGCAGCCGAGATTCTCGGATATCGACGAGGCTCGCTGGTGGTAGGGCAGCATGGCACAGGCTAAAGACGTCTTGCCCCGATCTCTGGCGCCAAGGGGGCTGAACCGAGCCGAAGCAGCCGCCTATGTCGGCGTCTCCCCCACCCTGTTCGACGAGATGGTCAAAGATGGACGCATGCCCGGACCGAAGCGCGTTAACGCTCGGACCATTTGGGATCTGCGCAGGCTTGACCAGTGCTTTGATGCGCTCCCTGATGAAAACGCCCGCGACGATCCATGGGGGAGCGTGCGGGCGTAGGAGCGCATGGCTATGGCAAGAGATTTGCCGAAGTATGTCCATGCCGACACCGATCGGCACGGACGAATAAGATACTACTACAAGCCGCCAGGGGGCAGGAAGATCGCATTGCCTGGCGAGCCCAACTCGCCCGAGATGATCGCGGCATACCAAGAAGCTTGCGCAGGTCGGATTGCGCCGAAGCCGATGAGAGCGAAGGAGGAGGGACGGCGTCTGCGCGCGGCAATGCCAGACACCCTCCGGTGGCTCTGCGAGGCGTACTACCAGTCGGACGCCTTCATGTCGCTCGATGAGCGAACCCGGTATGTCCGCAAGCAGGTGGTCGAACACTGCTTGAACGAGCCGACAGAGCCTGGCGCGAAGACGCTCTATGCCGATTTCCCGCTCGACCGGATGACACCGAAGGCGATCAAGGTCCTGCGTGACAGGAAGGCGCGACTGCCAGAGGCGGCGAACGTCCGCGTCAAAGCATTCCGACAGATTTTCGCCTGGGCTATGGAAGCCGAGACGACGGAGAAGCTCACTGCCAACCACGCGCGCGATGTCGCTTACAAGCCGCGGCAGGGCGACGGCTTCCATGCGTGGACGCTAGATGAGGTCGAGAGGTTCGAAGAGCATTACCCTGTCGGGACGACGGCGCGTCTCGCCATGGCGCTGCTGCTCTATACCGGCCAGCGGCGCTCCGACATCGTCGTTCTCGGCAGGCAGCACGTCCGCGACGGTTGGCTGATTTTCACACAATTCAAGGGCAGAAACCGCAAGCCGGCCCGTATGGAGATACCGATCATCCCGGAGCTTCAGCGTATCATCGACGCCAGCCCCACGGGCGACTTGACCTATCTGAAGACGACATTCGGGAAGCCGTTCACCGGCAACGGTTTTGGCAACCGGATGCGCAAGTGGTGCAACGATGCCGGACTGTCGGACTGTTCGTCGCATGGTCTGAGGAAAGCGGCTGCCGCTCGGCTCGCGGAGCTCGGCTGTTCCGACCGGGAAATCATGTCGATCACCGGCCACACGACCACGAAGGAAATCGACCGCTACACGCGCAGCGCTCGGCAGCGGAAGATGGCTGAGAACGTTCTGCGTCGGATCAACGACGCCAGCTAA